TAAAAATCCTCCTTTTTTTATTTAGGTTTTACCTATAAATCTTTACAAAATCTGCAATTACTTGCATTCCAACGACCCCCAAAATCGCGCCGGATGCCCCAACAATGACCGGAATCCATTTGTTATTAATAGCCGTTGCCTTAGCAATCATACCGACAAGATAACAAATAACCGTAATTCCTACTACGCTTGCTACTCCTGCAAAATCCATGCTTTTTCCTCGCTTTCTGCATAAAAATAAGAGCAGAAGTTCTGCTCTCTCCTCTTTGTTTCTATATATTTGCAATTCCTTTCGGATTATTGCCAATCTACAATTGACCCGTATATAACCGGCTATACCGACTTATTACGCGTTTTATCCTACTGTCTATGTTTTCTATAGGGGCAGGGCCATAAGTCCTCCTAAATCCCATTTCAGTCATAATCTTATGGCTGCTATCGTCAATTTCATATGCTTTTGATAATGCCGCTGTTCCAGATGCAAAGCAACTTACTTGATATGATAACAGTGTAGCGCATTCATCTCCTTCTAAATCCCAATAATTTCCTGGGCTTCCCATGGGAAAAAGAGTTGCATATGGGGTACGCGCGATAGTTGCGCTATCTGTCATAGAATAATTCCCTTCCCCTACTATATTAACCATAGTTTCGGACCATATTTCAAAAACATCTGGCGCAGGATTCTTTACTGTATCTGGCATACTATATTTACCCTCCAAAAACTTCTTTGGCAACCTTTCTTATATTTTGTATAATTTCTATACTTGCCTTATAAACAGGCATTGTAGCTTCAGTGCCATGCGACATAACACTTTCTCCGCTATCGGCATAATAAAACCAAAAATCATTATTTCCTTGTCCTTTTCCATACGACCCGATAGTATATCCAAACTCTTTTCCTTTTGGATTAGGACTGCTCCCAGAAGCGCCGTTGTAATGCACGCCGGCTCCAAATTCAATAAACAAAATATCTTTTCCTTCGCATACTAATGTCGCTTGCGAAACACTTTCGATGCCGTATAGTTTTATATATACATTATGGTTTTTATCCGAATCCCCTAATGCAGCCAATATATTCTGATTTATAACGGGTATTCCTAGTTCAGCTAATCGTCGAACGAATTCTTCATTTTTGCGTTGTAAATTATCCTTATACTGATTGAGTTCTTTGATTGCATTTTCGATAGATTTCTGCGAAAGGCTGATTGAAATCTTCTTTGCCATTATTCTTCTCCAATCAGTTTATTTGCTTTCGATAATACAAATGATTTAATCTCATCATATCCCATGCCGCAATTAATAAGACTGCTAACAAGCATTTCTGCGCTTTGCACTCTTTCCAAATCTTCTCCTGTAAAATAATCTCGCAGGCTCTCTCTCGGCTTTACGCCATATTCTTTTTCCAGCTCTTTAGCTGCCTTTCCAAATAAAATACGATAAATCATGTTAGTATAATTAGGATATGCGAAACGCTTATTCGGGCTGTCTGCAATTTTCATTTTTATGGTATCTGTCAAAATATGCCGGATAACTACTCCTTTATCTCGCTCAATCTGCCATTGTTGACGCTCCATATATATTCTTTTAATTTCCGTTTCCATATAATTAAAAGCGTCAATGTACTTTTCTTTAAATTCCATGGATTTAGGGTCGGTAAATCCCATAACAAGCATTGTAAATCCATCCCTATCCATAACAATGCATGGTTGCTTCTTCCCTCGGCTATCAACATATTCTGACGGTGAATAATGTTCACCGCGAAATTTTTCACTGCAATTCAATTCTCGAATTGCACGCAATACAGCTTTATGTTCTCTTGTATATTGTTTTTGGGTATTTTCATCATAATACGTGAATGTTTCTGCCACATTAAGGCTTGTTGTTGTCACTTTTTCCTCATATCTTTTTCCTGTAATTTCTACTAACATAAACTCAAATCTCCTTTTCTTGGTTTATTTTATCGCATTAAAAAAGAATCCTATTAGGCCTCTAACTTTCAAAAAATTCATTCTGCCTCTTTGAATTTTACAATCCCGTATCTCACCACATTTCCTTTTTTTGTACCAAGGATTCTCTTCAATGTATAATCTGGCGGCGTAGTTGGTGTTGCTTCATCATCACTCATAACAAGGTTTCCGCTTTCGTCTAATTCTGGTACAACATCTACCCATACCGCCATACTCTCTTCAAGCCCTAACGGTTCTTTAAATCTTGATTTATGATAGGTAAGATATCTATCATAATCCGGTACGATTCCTGCCGCAAGTTCTTCTGGTGTTCCACTGGTAACGCTACATGTCATTTTCACCATAATAGGCTTATCCCATTCCTGAATTGTATCAATCCCGTCCAGATGTTCATGGATTTTAGAAAACCACACATCTTGTTGTTGCCTTTTGAGGCTTCTCATGCAATCATCCTTTCTAAATGATATGGAACAATATGTATAGCGTCATTTCCAAGTACTGAATAAGCAATTCCGAAAACTTCGCCTCCATAATTGGCAATTAAGTTTGCACAAAATTCTTCCATGGAAATCCAATGTCGTTTTTTACACATCCTATGAATTTCTGATACCAAATTATAGGAATACATAACAGCGTGCCCTAGTTCGTGGATAAGAACTCTTTGTAAAAAGCTTCCATAAAGATTATTGGCGAGATAAATTGTCATTGTTTCCGGATCTGTTACGGCGACAGTAAGGGCATTGGTTCTGTCCACTAATATGGGATCGTTTGGAGAAGTAAACCGAACATGCCACAAATCACCATTCATTACAAATTCCCTTAACATGATTATCACCTGTCTTCGTTTTAAGATTAATTTATAACCCAAATTTACTTTCCAGTTTTGTAGATAATTGCAATGTCAATACAATATATTCCAATGGTGGTCACTCTGCCGGTTCATATGTCCTTTCAAAAATATTAGGTTTACAAGGATACAGTTCGCCATTTACACCCTGAACAATATAATCCCCAACGCTTGCATGATGAATGCCTTCCAGTGTCTTAATAAACAACTCTCCCGGGCGTCCGGCTAATTCTCCATAATACATCGTTCCATCCTCGTATGCCTTTACCGCCCAATTCGGCACATAATATCGGCCGTCAGAACCTTTCAAATCTCCGTCATATTGAAATGCTTCAATTACAACAGGTTTCTTTCTATATTTCATAAAGTCCTCCCATATTTCTAAACATCTGTTTTACTTTATATTGTATCTACATATAATTTTTCATCAAAAAACCGCCCGAAAATTAAACGAATGTGCTCCTTGTGGCATCCAACAATTCTCCCGCCATACCATTCAATCATTTTATCGTATGTTTTTTCTATCGGATTTCCAACAGCAACAGAAAAGCACAATTTCCTAAAATGGAATTTCTCAAAAATATTTTTTAACGCTTTCCCTACATCCATTCCGAATGTCACTTTGTTATCTGTAAAATTGATAATATTCAAACCGTATACATAATCATCAGCGCGATTAATTTGATATGCAATATATCCAATCACATCGCCAGTGGAATTTATGGAAACAAACTGGTGGTCTGTCCATGTACTGTCCTCTATGTTATATTCTTCATAATAATTGGTATAATTCCAAAACTTATATTTATCATTAAACCACGTTTCTCTTAGACGTTCTGTTAGTCTGTCTTTGTGCTTTATTGCAATATCTAACATGAATAACCTCCCCATTAAATACTATGAATTAAATCACGAACGCTATCGTAGATATTTTTGTATGGCATATCTTTTTTCATCAACGCATCAAGCTTTATATCTACAATCGTTTCAAAAGATTTCAGCCTCAATAGCATTTTCTGGTCTTGATTATCACGGCTTCCAGAATCAATTCCTAAATGGTTTTGCACTAATTTTGTAAAGTTGGCATAATATGTGTCCGCATGGGTGCTGCCTTGGCTTTTTGCATATTCCACAAAACGCTTAATCGTATCGGTTTCCATTCTGCGAACTTGCTTGGTTTCTCTTCGCGTCTTTAACCATTTGTCGCTTTCTTCATCAGCAACAAAGTACCCGTTTATCCGAATTTGTTTTAATACTTTTGTTACCCATTTAGTGAATAACTTTGCTTCCGTCTTATTGCTTCGGAATGATATTATATACTGCTTCTTCCGAAATAAACAATTCTCCGCGGTTATTAATTTCAGATTCAAAATTTCGGTTGTAAACTTTACTTACAGCCGAAAAATCATCATTTCTGAATTTTTTCTTTTCCATCCTATCTATATTAGACAAAACCATACGAATATTGGTCATTCCAAGTTCTTCCCCGACATCGGATGCGCCAAACCACACTTCTGAACAATCTTTGTTCCAAATCATTCTTACGTTTCTTTCATCAAAAATACTTAACATACAACCACATTTCCTTTATTTTTTATATAGAAAACCCCTCAATCTCCATACCGGAAACCAAGGGGTAGTCTTTCATTACTTACTGTAACTGCTGAACCATTTTTGTTAAGTCAGCTTTCATGGTCTGACGCAACTGTGGGTCTGCATCTTTCCACATTTCTTTCATGTTCTCCATAACATCTTCTGTATATTCCTTCATAGATTCTTCCATGCGTTTTTTAGATTCCGCATCTTTGGATTCTGTATAATGCCTTCTCTGCATTTTGTAATCGTCATAGGCCTTCCCATGTCGAGAACCTTCGCGCCCATCATACATATTTCCATCTTTCCATTCGATATTCCTCATAGAGTCCATAGGATATCCCATGCGATAATTTGGAATTTTCGGGAAATCGTGTTCATAATCATACATGTCCTCGTCTAAATAGGGCATATGGACTAAGGGTGAATATCCGCTTCGATGTCCACGCCCCTTTGGAGCAAACCGGCCAGATTTATATCTCCACCGGTCGTATCCCATGCGCTCATTATCCATGCCAAGTTTTTCCGCAAACTCTTCCATGTCTTTATACTCGTCCATGTATTCAACTTCGCGGTATTCCTTATCGGCACAAATAGCGGCTTTTACTATTTCCATACAATCTTTTAGATTGTCCCATCCCTGGTCAGTAATATTATCATATCCAGTCGCCTTGGCCCATTCCATGGCCCATTTTCCCATCTCTTTAGCTAACCTATGCATTATTATTTACCCCCTTTTAAACTCGCTACCGTCGTTATGGTCTCTTCCGTTGCTGCTGGTATTGCTGCAGGTGCCGTTCCATTTACGGAACGCAAGCCCTCGCTTTGGCAGCATCCGCAAGTTTTTCCCAAGAGACGGAATACGGCACTTGTTGCAGTTGTCTCTACACGCATGCTGT